AGTTTTATTTTAGTCTCGTTGAAGTAATCTTTTATGTCAGGATACTCTTCATGTAGCTTAGGTAAGTTTGTTACACTAGCATTATGATATTGTTTGTCTGTAGGAGGCTCTAAGTAATATTCTACTTCACCTTTATTGTTTTGTACAGGCCACTTGTCCATTGTGGTTAAAGTTTTATGGTCCATGAACCTGCCAGTTGCTCTGAATAGTATATCATCAAAGCCCATTTCTTCTGCTAGTCTTTTAGCTTCTGGTATTTGATCCTCATTATGTTTATATACTAACCAATTCCATTGAGCTGTTCCTCCTGCATCAATAAATGCTTTAGCATTAGTCATAACTTTTTCAAATTTAACATTACGTCTATATAAATGGTTTGTGTCTTCTAATCCATCAATACCAAAATCTATCTTACCAGTTTTTCCTAAAAGTAAGGCAATTCGTTTCCACCAGTCCTCATCATGGACACCACCATTAGTATGAATGTATAAATGTAAGTTGGGAGCTTTGTCTCTAAAGTCATAGAGAATTTTATGAAACTCAGGATGCATAATAGGATCACCATAACTTCCACAAAAGAATACTTGTTTTAAACGTCTACATAATTCTTCTGGAAATGCTTTATCAATAACACTACTGTCTAAATGGCATAGGTTTAGGTATGGATTAACCTTACCTCCATTTATATTCCTTGGACATTGTGGGCATGCTGCGTTGCAATATGTTGTTATCTCTAATTGATACTCTTCAATTGCTTCATAATCAAATTTATTCATTATTAACTTTTATATAATATTGTTAGCTTGTCTCTAAATGCTTCTACTTTACTATGTCTGTCTGGCCAGAAAATATATTCTTTCTCTGGATTTTTTTGTAAGTTATTTAATAATGGTATTACTGCATTATACATTGAGTCTAATTTAGTTTGTGCTGCTCTAGCACCTTCTGTTGATGCTGCTACCTCTGCAGAGGCAGTACTAACTGCTTCCAGTTCATCTTCATCAACTGCTGTAAATCCAAAATCAAAATCACCTAAGTCTGTTGTTGCCAATGGTCTTCTCCTATTTCCAAAAGTCTTCTAAGGTAGATATCTTTTCTGTTTGCCATCCAGCTGCTTCTGCTATTGTTTCCATAGGTCCTTGAAAAGATTTCTCAAATTGTTTATCGTAGTCTATATATTTATCAAGCCCAAATTGTTTAGGTAGTATAGAAGGGCATGATATAACGTGTCCTCTAGTTATATTAGGTAACTTTAGATAACAAAATTTTATTTTACCACCATTACCTATTGAATCATATCTCGTATCTAATTCATATTCTTTTATTAATCTATTAAATGCAATTGCTCCTTTAACATGAATAGGTGTACCTTTCTTTGGTTCCATTCTATTATCAACCCATTTATCAATATCACTTATACCTCTTGGAAAAGCAATCTCTTCGTATGGTAAAGTTTTAAACCTTTCTTTGAACTCAGCAATATACTTTACAAAAGCATCTTGATTCTCGTTGAGCATTATCTCTAGGGAAATTTCTATTGCCTTTCTACAGACTAATGGAGTCGAGCTCTTAACTGACTCAAGTCCCATAATCTTTCTTTTAGGTTCTTTATGTCTCTGTCCCTCTGTATCCCATACATTGAGAGCATAATGTTTCTTAGCAGTCCATATACCTTTGTCTGCTATCACTTCTCTTTTCATTATCATCTTCTGTTCATAAGCATTTGTATAGTCAGCAAGCTCTTGATACCACTTATCAATATTAGGTTCCATAGTTTTTTCTACAAATTGATGTAGCATCTCAACATTATCTGGTATAGGTTTAGTTTTATCTACCATCTTTTCAAATGTTACATAAACTGAATCCGTATCAATAGCTATAACATAATCTTCATTTTGTGTTTTGAACTTATCGTTCATATAAATGTTAATCTTTTTCTCAATCCATTGAATAGCCAGCTGACCTGATAGTGTAATAGCTTCTGCATGATCCATTTTATGCCATCTAAAAGCAGGATTAGCTAAAGCACCATAAGCAGAATTAAGTTGAATCTTTTTAGCCATTTGCATATTATCACATCTTGCGATCTCATTTTCGTTACCATCAGCAATGGCAGCTTTCATTTTATCTTTCCATACTACACGATCTTTGTATGTACGTTCCATTAATGTAGGTAAGAAACCTCTTATATCTTTACTATACATCATACCAGAACCACCTATGGTACAATCATCAGGATTGTCTATATCTTTATATCCTTCTTCAAGAATCATTTTTATATTCTCTACTGGATCTGGTCTCCAACCTTCTCCAATTTTATATTCTATTTTTGTTATAGGATTTGTCTTTGTGATATCATATTTTTCTAACCTTCTTTGTTTATGAGGTCCTTTATAAGTTTCAGGAGATATATTATACTGCATAATCAGATGAGGATACAGACTGTTTAAATCAAAAGAGACAATCCATTCTTGTATACCTTTAATTGGATCTTTAACAAAGCCACCTGGATTTTGTCTGTGTTTTTCATTAACATGTAGTTTTGGAACAACTATTTTTTTCTTTAACAAATAATTGTGTATTATTATGTCCCATAACCTCACAGAAGTGAATGCATCATTCAAATTAACATGACCATCATATGATATAGCTGCCATTAGTTCTAATAGTTTCATCTTATCATCAAGACGTCCTACTAACTCCACATCTTTAATATTATACTCTACAAACTTTTGATAATCATTTTTATATAAACCATGTAAACTATCTTGTTCACTATAGTCCAATTTTTTTTCATTAAGTTCTACTGATGCAATATTATTTAAAGAGTAACTTTCTTGTTGAGTGTATGTAAATTTTTTGTAAGCTACCATATAATCTAAAATAGAGATACCTAATATCTCATAACTTTCCATCTCTCCCCATGTACTATTTCTACCTCTACCTCCTGCTGGTATTTCTCCTCTACCTCCCACTGGCTTTTTATCATAACGGTGACTTTCCATTCGTCCTTCTCTCACCAGATTATTTGATTTAACTATACCATGCCATGGAGATAATCTATGTGGATATTTTTTTCCTAGCACTCTAGCTATTCTATTAACAAGATAAGGTACATCAAAGAATTCGACATTCCATCCTGTCACAATATCAATTTCAAGACTACTCCAAAATTTAAGAAATTTTTCTAATAAATCTGCTTCGTCTTTACATTTAATATAATGATGATGTTTTTCTTTTGGTGTGAAGTCATTGCATCCAAATACATACATTACACCTCTAACTTGTAGGGCAATTGTAAGTATAGCCATGGCTGCTAGACTAGCATAAGTAAAGCCTTCAGATGAATCTGTCTCGATATCTATATTAGCCACAGTCATTTTAGAAAAGTCATATGGAACTTGATTGTCCCATGTATTGTTTATGTGATAGTCACATGCATTCTTATAACTTGGAGATGAATGTAGTCCATATGTTTTTTGACCATTATATAGTTGACGTTTTTTACCGTCTATATCTTCTACTTTTTTACCATTTTTGAAGCCTCGTATGTCTTTATCTGTTTCAAAATCTATTCTCGTTACATACTTACCATCAATAGTACGAAATTCACTAGACTTAGATGGGTCTTCTACATACATATGTAGAGCACCAGTTTCTTTAAAAGGGACACGTGTTTTATATCGCTTCCCATCATTATCATATCCTATAGCCAACACCTCATCATTTATAGGTGTTTTATATACTGGATCTATGTCACAATTGACATTAGTATAAAAATCTTTCATAATTTATATTACTTTAATAACAGATATAAGTCAACTAAAATTTAAATTCTTGCTCGAAAAAAACTACACCATCATCATCTTTATTCCAATCGGTTAAATTAGTTCCAACCTCTTTATCCCAACCAAACTTAATAGTGTTTCCACTTTTTTGTTTATATTTTCCAAATAAACTTAATCTACTTTTTTCATCTTCATCTAAATTTAAATCATATTTATAACCTACTGACCATCCAGGTAAAGTACTGTATCCTTTATTATTTTCTTGAGCTATAACATCAAGATCATAAAATAAAACAATTCCTATACCAACTAAACCAATTACTATTCCTAATGCACATTTAATTAGTTTTGTTCTTAACTTATTCTTTTTCATTATCATATCCAAAAAAAGGGGCTCCAAAGAGCCCCTAGGGTTTAAAATGCTAGTTGAGTTCGAAGCCCAATGAAGGTATGATCGTCACCTACATTTGCTGTATCATGTTCAACTTTAATTATATTAAGACCAATCTTTGCTGGACCACTATATAAGTTTAGTGCAGCTGTCATGGCTGTTTGTTCGCCACCAACAATTGCTGTACCATCTGTGTAGTCTTGCATAGAATATCTACCAGCAACTTCTATAGCCCATTTGCCTTTAGGTGCTACTGCATCCCATGTTGCATGTCTTTGATCCCATGTTCTTTTCTCTCCAGTTATAAAATACCCACCTTGAGCATAGTAACCTGAAAAGTTTCTTTCAACTGTATCAGAAACATCAAGTTTCTGCATAAAATATTCACCTTGAGCATGAATAGGTCCTTGAGTAAACATTGCACTTACAGCCATGTGTGTAGCTGCTTGTGTTGTTATAGCTCCTGTAGTTCTAAATTTAGAACCATCTATCATTGACTCTGGTGTGTCAGTATAAGTGATTGAATGATCAGTTGATCCTTGTAAGTCTGTAAGTTCAGCAAATGAACCACCTACTCCTATACCATCACCTATAGTAACCATTGCTCTTGTATTCCAAGACCATTGGTTTGTTGCGGTACTGTTATGTTCGTTTCCAAATATACCACCTTGTACAAATATATTAGGGACATTTAATATAACACTAGTACCTAGTCTACGTCCTCCGATTTCGCTTGCTGAAATATTAGATGGAGTTGCTCTTTCCATAAATGTTATATTTTCAGGTGCGGTGTTTTCATTTATTGATGTTGGTGCTTTATGATGTCCAGTTGTTACTTCTATTCCCCATAGCTCACCTATTGTTCTAGTAATATATGCATCTTTAAGTGTAGCTGTACCAGATACTTCTATATCTAGTTTATAGCCCCAACCATCTATATCACCTGCTGTACCTAATCTAACACGTCTGAATTTTACGTCGTCAGATAAATTTGCTGATGTAAGATCATCTGAATACATACCCATATCATATTGAATTGTGCCAGTAAGTTGTGGCCAGTTTGTAGTTCCTTTGGATTCTAGTGCGTCTACTCTCTCTTCAAGTGTAGCACCTTCAGCTTCTTCAGAACATGAAAATAATATTCCGATTAAAGCTATTGCTAGCATTCCAATAAGAACGCTTTTAAATCTATACATAGATTTCTCCTTGTTTGATTAAAAATTTATGAAATATCACGTGTCATATTGTAAATGTATTTCACTAGCATATATTTATCTTAATTAATTTTTTATACCGGCCAAATTTATTTATATTTGCTGGATTTTATTTATATTAACATTACACCAAGGGGCAGGGATATAATATCCTGCCCCTATAACCTACCTACCTGAAAGCCAATCGGCCTCTTCTTGTGTATAAGGAAACATTTTATTCTCCTAGGTTATGCTTCTCATTCTCTGGACTAAACGATCTGCCCGGTTAGTAACTTGTCGGTACCATCTACTATCAACCATCTCATCAGCTGCAGCATTCCAATCTCTGGCATCAACACCTCTTTTCATACCGCGAAATTTACTCAATCTAGTACGACCTAAATTAAACATCATGTTCGCTATAATTTGTTGTGCCTCTTCTGGCAACTCATCAAAGTCATTATATAATTTATTGCAATCTTTTATTACATATAGAACATCATTTTCGAATGCATCTTGGACTCGTTCTTCTGAGACGGTAGTCCCAACTGCTTGTCCACTTTCTGGGTCAGTCTTAGTAACCAAATGACCGATCCCAAAAGTAGGATAACCGAGATGATCAAGATATATGTCATGTTTTACTCCCTCGTCTATTTCTAATTGTTTTCTAAGTATTTTTATCTTCATAATTTGCTCCTTAATATTTGAGTCTACCTTCCCACATTTCTATTTGGTAGTCAACATAAAAAAAGGGCTCCGAAGAGCCCTTTGAATGGGTTATACTTTGCCCTCTTGTAAGAGCTCTTTATCACTTTGTCGTTCTTGTTTCTGGTTAATTTTTATTTTCTTTGGTTTTAATTCTTCTGGTACAATTTTT